CATTCATTTGACTTTTTATATGTTTTTCTTCTAATCTACTTTGTTTAATTTGATTGCTAAGGTCGTTTTCTTTAATAGCCTTTTGTTGTAGTTTTCCGATTTCTTTATCTAATAAATCAGAATAATCAATACCAGCAGCGATTTCCTGTTCGGTAAATTTCGCCTGTTTTTCGTGTTCAGCAGTAATACCTTTTTCAGATTGTAATGTCTGTTCGGTATTTTTACTTCTGATTTGCGAGTTTTTTGCTTGTTCTTTTGTTGTTTCGGCCATATTTTATCGTTTGTGTTATAACCTTTTTTTGATTTATTATTGTGCTAAAATTTTATATAATTCAGGATTTGATTTTTTTAAAGCAGGTAGTCTTTTGTTTAATTCTTTTGTATTTTGAATTAAACGACTTCGAACTTTTCTTAACTCAGGGTCTTTATCAATCATACGGGCAATTTCTTTTTTACCTTGATTTGTCAGAAAGCTGACAATAGCTTTACCGAAAAATTCTCTTAATACTTTTTTATTTTCTTTTACAAATTTTCTGTTCATAGTTTTTTCCTATCAATAAATATCAAGTTTTAAGATTTTTGAAAGGTAGGACGAGAGATTTCAGTCTTTCCTTTGTTTCGGATTTTGTCGATTTGTTCTGATTCTTTATTTTTTGCATCAATTAATTTTTGAGCATAAAATCTTCTCAATGGAACTGGCATATTATATAGTTCATTGTGATTAAAGCCGTTTCCGTGATAGGCTATATTGAAGAGTTCTTCGTGAATGGCCGCCCTATTACTCGGCGGCTGGCCAAAAAAAGTCTATCCCTAATGGAATATCAATTGTATGACTTCCACCAGATTGACTTGTGTAGTCAAACTTCATAATGATGTCTGGTTCTACCGACTCTCTATAAACTCTAAATGCTCTTGCATCTAATGCTAAGAACTGATTATCAACAAAGTCATCAATATTTTTTTGATTTGTATCTCCGTCTATTGATTGAATTATATATTTTAAACGAGTGGTTACACCTTTATCAATACCTGTAAGTTTTGTAAGTTTCTCGTAATCTTTTAGTAATTCAGATACTTTGTTTTCATCTGCTTGAGTTAATAGTTTGAACTCAACGACTTTTTTTGAATTAGGTAATTCAAATGAAAATAAATTACCATTTTCATAAGATGTTTCATCTATTTCTTTGTGTTTTAATTTTGTTAAATCAATAACAACTTCAACTTTTTCACCTGTGTCAGGGTCAACGATAGTACAAGGATAGTCTTTTCCGTATCCTAAAATACGAGTTCCAACCATTAATGCATTTTTATCACCGATTAGTAAGTCATCTAATTTAACTTTCGGGTCTGCTATTACACTTTCCAAAAGTTTTTCAATTACTTTACCTTGTTCTATTAGATTTGTGGAAGTTAATATGTCTTCCTCTTTTGCTGTCATATATTTAACATCTATTGTTCCACTACGCAAAGGACTATCTTCGGGATATAATAATCCCTGTGAAGGTAAAGATAGAACTTCAGTAGGAAACCCATACTGACTTTCAGCCATTTTTACTCCTTGGTTAATTAAGAATTAATAACTATTTTTTGAATACTTTTTCTGCACCTGCTATACCGAAACTACCTAATGTAGTGAATAGGAAAGAATTGTATACCACATCATTGATAACTAAATCTTTACCCATAAGTCCAGTAACAACATCTGCAACTGCAAATAAAACCATTACTGTAAATGCACCGAAACCAATTATTGATTTCTCGTTGTATTCATTATTGTCTTTAAATATTGCCCACATAACTTTCTCCTTAGAATTGTAGTATTGCGTAGTCGTATCTTAGTGTTAATGATACTTCAGCTGGATTAGCTTCTGCGTAATTTAAATCACTAAAATCAGCTGATTCAATGAATGCACCTTTTAAAGTCCACTCTTCAACTTTATCACCGACTGGCCCTAATACATTAAATGTAATATCTTTTTTATAGAAGTCAGAATATCCATCACGACCTGTTACTGATTCGTGGTGTAATCTTACCCACTCCATAACTGATTGTGCTCCACTTGGAACGATTGGGTCATATAGAGTTACAGTAATTGGTTGCCATTCTGCCTTTCCTTTTACATATCTTTTTACATTGATATGGTCAAGGGCAACTGAGTTTAATTGTAGTTGTGGTCTTGCTGCGGTTTTAATTAAATATGCAGGAATTCCATCAATTTCCATAATAAACCTATTTGACATTTTAGGTTCAAATGGTGTGAAAAATATTTCATTTGGGTCTATAAAATCGGCCACTTTTTTTCTCCTATAAAGAATTTATTCTATTACATTAATAAATATAACGAAATCAAAAAAAGTGATTTCCTACAATGATTTATTTAATATAATTTTTAGAAGTTTTTTTGAAGTTTTTACTTGACATTGTCATTTTTTATTTGTATATTATAGTATGATTGATGAAATAATATGTGAAGAATGTGGTGTTGAAATAGACGGCTTTTTCCTTTGTGATGATTGTGAAGAAGAAGTTTATGAAAGAGATAACCACGAAGACGACGAAGAATAATTTAAAAAAAAGCTTGACTTTTACAAAAAGATTTAGTATATTATAGTATGATTGATAACAATATAAAAGGAAACGAAATGGAAAATAACTTTGAAAATGAATTTACAACTGATGCCGTGTTAGGTATTATGCCGAGAAATTACCAAGATACTTTTGTAGAAAGATGTTTTGGTTTTGACAATAGGACATTTACTATGAATGTCTATCAATATGCACACAATCCTATGGAATTGTATAGAGCTAATGAAAATCAACCAAGATTAAATCTTGAAAATTATGACAACACCACTCCTGGTGAAGTAGCTCTTTACAAGGGTATTCCTATGGAATTTAGGTGGAATCCGGTTATTAGAGAAATGATGATGACTGGTAATTATAGAATTAGGTATCGTGGTGGTAGTAAGCCACAATATGGTTATCATAGAAGTCAATACAATACATTGGCTGAATACGCTGATACCTTTGCGATTTATCCAAAATAGGTGTTAATATCGTAATCGTTTAGAACCTATTTGTTTCCTTGAACAAAAAACCCCCGAGAGTATCGGGGGTTTTTCTTATATTATTTAAAGAACTTAATCTTCAAATGCTGCACCTGATGGTTGAACCACAAAGTCCAATACAATGAACTCAGCTGTTTTCGTAGGTTGGATAAAGATTTGACCAACTAATTGGTTTCTATCTACAACATCTGGTGTGTTGTTTGTTTCGTCCATTACGATTCTAAATGCTGATAATCCACTATTTGCTTGAACTTGTTCTAAGTATGGATTCACTATGTTTAGGAATCTGTTTCTTAGAGCTCCTGTGTTTTGTTCAAATACCAAGAATCTTGAAGAACTTGCGATGAATTTTCTTAAATTAATCAACAATCTTCTTACATTGATTCTGTCTAATGCACTTGGTTTACCTTGAAGTGTTTTCTGACCAAACACTACTACACCTTGACCTGGGAAAGATGCGATTGGATTAATACGATTTTCGTATAAATCATCTCTTTCTAAGTTGGTTAGTCTTGTTTTAGCTTCTGTTACTTCTGTTAAACCACCACGATTTAGACCAGCTGGTGCAAACCACTCTTGACCTATTGCGTCATTTTGTGCGTAAACACCTGGCAACACTACTGAAGGTGGCACCCAAGTTGGTTTACCTGTAACACTATCTATGATTTTTACCCAAGGATAGTATGTTGCTACATAGTTTGAATCAACTGACTGAACATCACTAATTGCAGTTTGAACTGATGCTGAATAATGAGAGCCGTCCATAATAAAGAACGCATCTGCTCTATCTTCTATCTTATCAATTGCGTGATTAGTTACTGTTGAGTGTTGTGAGTGAATAACACCTGGTAATGCTAACAAGTTAATATCAAATTCATCTGGATTTGAAATTGCGTTAATAGCTCTTTTGTATACTGTTGTACCAGTACCTGATGAACTTAAATCAAATCCTTGTGAGTTTGTTTCTTGAATGTTTGTTCCGACCTTTCTATCAACAGCTGGATTTTGTCCGTCAAATCCGCCTTGGAAAGGAACTGCAAACTTTCTTTGTTGAACTGCAGAACCACTTAATGATATCTTAGCACCTGCTATTGAGTATTTTGTTCCCAATGTTGATGCGTCATTATTACCAAATGCGTCTTCTAAACTCATTGTTACATTTGAGCCTGTTCCTGCACTTGTTGGTAATGGTGCTAAATATTGTTTGTTGTTCTCGTTTGCAAAGTCAAAACCATAGTATTCATTTGAACTAAATGTTCCTCTTGAATTTTGTTGTCCTGTTCCACTTGTTGTAAATCTAAGTGAGGCTGATGGGTATGATGCTGCTTTCGTACTACCACTTGGTATTACTGAACTAATGTTCACAACGTGTGGTTCGACAACTTTATCAAATCCCATAGGGACTAATTCCTTTGATGCACCACTAGCTACGACATCAGATATATAAATGTAATCTGATTGATTTGGATAATCACCATTTGTGGTTAATTTTCCGTCTGAATCAATCGTTATATATCTATCACCGATAACTCTTGGTAAATAATTTGTAGATTCCTCGTCAAAATTTAAACCAGAAAAGTTTTCTAAAACTGTTCCGTCATCAACTTGACCTGGATTGTTTACAATTACTTGTAAACTAAATGAACCATAATCAGAACCAGGAACATCTGAAGCTTGTTTAACATCAGATATACCGATTTTGTATTTTGAGTTCATATTAGTTCCGTGTGAACGAGTATTTACTTTAAATAAATTTGTTCTTGCGGAATTAATTAATTGTGATTGGATAGCTGGTGTAGTTGCAACTTTGTAGTCAAATGAGAAGTTTTCATCTGAACCACTAGCTATAAATACTTTGTCAGAACCACTCATTAAGTTTTGTGTCGCTTCAAAGTTTGAATAAACATAAACATTTTGAGTTGTATCTTGAGCGTCCTCACTAAATACTCTTGTGATATAGTTTGCTGAACTTGTTAAGAACGAAAGTGTAAATGTCGCTCTTGAAGCTGGAGCTTGACCATTAGTTGTGGCGAGATTCAATGTAAATGAATCTCTTGTTCCACCAGCTGCTAATGAAGCACTATGTGGGCCTGCTATTTCTAACGCATCTGAGTCAGCAGCACCTTTTGAAGGCTTTAGAGTTGCTGCGGCGAAAACACCTTTTGAACCACTAATACCTAAAACTACTGTATCGTTTGCGTATCCATTAATTCCTAAAACACGGACAATTGTTACTGCTCCTGCACTACGAAGATATTGTTTCGCAGCGAAAGGAACATAAAAGTCTTTGGTTTCTTTACCGAAAATCTTTTCAAACTCTGCAAAGTTTCTGATGGTTGTTGGAACGAATGCCGGGCCTTCTTGTGTCGGGCCGATTAATGCTGCTCCTATTGCATCAATACCTTGTGGTAAGAAAGATAAATCTTTTTCTCGTGTAAATACACCAGGACTTACGATTCTTTCTGCCATTATGTTTCTCCTAATTAGGTTTTATATCGTATGTATAAATATCATACAAAATCTTCAAAATATGTCTATTGGACAAATTATTTTATTGGTGTGAAAACACCAGTTTCTGGGTCAAAATTACCTGCCCCATATTTTTCATTTAATTCACTTAACAATTCTTGTTCTTCATTAATTAAATTATTGTATTGTGTTTCTAATTGAAGTCTTCTATTGGAAATTTGTTCTAATTTATTTTCAGTTTGGATTCTTACAATCTCTAAACTACCCAATGAAAATTGAACTTCTTCGAAACCAATTCTAACTTTGTTTAATGATTCCATTTCTTTTTTTGTGAATTTAATCTCTTTTGACTTTTTTGCCATTATAACTCCTGTTTTGGTTTGATAATAAATATAAAGTTATTTGTTCAAACAATCACATTTTTGTTTGATATCATCAACTTCTTGTTTTAATTCTTTGATTGATTCGATTAATAATGGAACGACTTTTTCATATTTAACCGCTAAGTATCCATTATCTCTTTCGGTTACGAGTTCTGGTAGAACTTCTTGGATTTCTTGTGCGATTACTCCGACATCTTTTCCTGTATAAGTTTCTTGTTTGTCATTCCAATCAAATGTATAACCACCTATTTTATCAACTTTTTCTAATGGATTTTCTATACGAACGATATTGTCTTTAAGTCTTTTGTCTGATGAATAATATGCAATAACATCTTGTTTAAATTGTGCGTCTCCACCTGATGACATATCTAATGTAAGTGCTGTTATAGTTCCACCACCATCTGAGTCCTCACCTTTAAATACTATGTCTTTGTCGTTTGTTGCTGATTTGATTACGAAATCTGAAGATGCTCTTTTGAATCTACCGAATTCTGTTCCACCGTCTTTTAGTATGATGTCTGTATCGTCTGCGTCAAGAACGATATCTCCACCAGCGTCAATTGTGAAATCATCTGCTGTCGATACACTTGGGATAGCGGCATCACTACCACTAACTATTAATTTTTTCCAACTTGGCATTTATTTTATCTCCTTACGGTTGGTTACCTGTTTGGCCCACTTCCTTGATTGCCACATCAAGGCCAATAAGTTATTTACTTAATTTTTTATAATTGTCTTGAAGTTTTTCAACTACTTTAACTGCTTCAAGTAGTTTTTTTCCTGGTATCATACTTTCTTGTATTAAGAACAAAAGAAATTCTGTTTCATCTTTTGTTAAGATGACACCTTTGTTTTCATCTTCAAACTTGTCCATTATTCCCATAATAACCCTTTAATTAATTTTTACGAGTATATAAATATATCCCCAGTTCCGTCATCAATCTTTATATTACCTTTAACTGCGTATGTAGATGAACCTGTATTTGCTGTCAATACATATAATGAAGCGTATGCTTCCGGAGCTGCTGTTGCGGCCGTTGAACCTAATTGAGTATCAATCTGAACACCCCATCTGTCTTCCGAGTCATCAAATATAAATGCCGATGCACTAAACGCTGAACCACTACCTACCAAGATACCTCCGTCACCAGTTGCACTTGAACCACTATTCATCAAGATAAATCTATCTTCAATTAATAAGTTTGTACTATTGTTAAGTGTTTGTGTTCCATTTACAATTAAGTTTCCGTCAATTGTCATATTGTTGAATTGAACATTAGCGTTTGTTGCGACATCCTGTCCGATTGCGATATCGTCTGCATTAACAGTAACACCTGTTCCTGCTCCAACTGCTAATGTTCTTGTTGATGAAATATCTCCACCACCGGTTAAACCATTACCTGCTGTAATTGTTACTGATGTGTGGTCAATGTGTTCGTTTGCTACGAAATTGTCTGTGGAATCGTGGTCAACCATTGCGGATGCTGATATAATTCCTGCTCCTTCACTAACGATTGCTGTTGTTAAATTACTATTAGCACTTGAACCAGATATGATTCCTGCACCTTCACTAACGATTGCTGTCGTTAAACTACTATTATTACTTGAACCTGAAATCAATCCAAATGAGTCTAACATTGATTGTTCAACTGCACCTGCTGCGATTGTTAAAGCACCACCTGCTGCTACTGATGCGTCTCCACTTACTTTGGCAAATAAATATTCTGCGAAGTTGGAACCAGATATAAATTTACTTGCACCGTCACTTACAAAAAATTTAAGTGCGTCGTGTGATACACCTGTTTCTGCGGTTGACGGGAAACTTCCTGCTACACCACTCAATCCTGAACCATCTCCCGTAAAGGAACCAGTCATAGAACCTGTGATGTGTGAATCTGAAACTGCTGATGAGTTTTTTAAATTTCTTGTTACTGTTAAATCTTGACCTATCGTCACATCATCTGGTAGACTTAATGTAATTGAGTTTGCACCATTTGTTACGGTAACTTCGTTTGAAGTTCCTGTAAGAGTTGCTGCTGCTGGTCCGTCTGAACCACCAATAATTAATTGTCCGTTTGATGTTAATGCTACTGCACCGACTGCGTCTGTTCCACTATCTTGTGAAATCAAAACTGCTTTATCTGTTAAAGAACTTGCACCAATACCACCCTGTGCGACTGGTAGTGCTGTATCTAATGTTAATGATGATAGTTCAGCTTGTGAACCACTAACAATAACTTTTTTCCAACTTGCCATTTTTTATCTCCTAATTATGACGATATTTTACTCTACATATAAATATAACAAAACTAAATTTTAATCAAAACCTAAATAAAAATTACTACCACTATACATTAATCCACCCTCTTGTGCGGTTGGTGTTGTGGTTTGTTCTTTTAATTGTAATGAACCTGTAAATCTACTGATATCCGATACAAACAAGTTTGTAATACTGACCTGACCTGTGCTTGATACATCTAAATTTTGAAATGACCCACTATTATAAGGTAATGTTGAACTACCGATATTATATAAGTTTGCTGCGTCTGGTATCAAGGAACCACTTACAACATCTATACTTGCTGTTGTAAATGTTAATAAGTTTGCCAGTTGTTTTGATTTTGTTTTTGCCATAATAATCTCTTACTTATAAATATCTAACTATTAAATTTACCGAATCCAATTACCTCATCTGATAATTCTATTGTGTATCCTAATTCACTTGAGTCAATGTGTAGTTCCAAGTTTGTTTCAGACTTTTGTATAATTTGTAATGCGTCATTTTCCATTACCATACCATTTATAAAAAACATAAAATCATTTTCGGTTGTAGAAGTCAAATTTGTAGGTGCAGAAGCCGTTTCCGCATTAAAACTTGATGTAGTTGAATTAATAAAACTACCCGTATGAACAAATGACTTTCTTAAATAATCTCTATCTGGTTTTAGTGTTTGTAGTTTAGTGAATGCCACCTTTTCTGTTATCAACAAGTTATCATTTGAACCCGATACTGTGGTATCATTGGATATTCCACGATATTCAACATTACTATTTAAGTCAAGTGAACCTGTTAAATCTAAACTACCTGTAAATCTTTGACTATGACTATCTACTTCTGTTCCAAACTTCGTGGAACCTGTATTGTTGGATTGTGTTGTTTGTGTCGCAACAAATGATTGTGTTGGTGCGTTTAAATTACCTTTAAAAGTTAACCCGTCTTCTGGTATATAATTACCCGTAATAATAAAATCACTTTCAGTATCTAAACTACCAGATATAATTCCGTCTTTAAAAACTAAATTCTTTGAACCTGTTCCGATTGTAAGTGTTTCTGGTGCTAATGTTACTTGATTAAAATTTACATCTGAAGTTGTAGAAACATCTTGTGGAAGTGATAGTTTTATTGTTTGATTATCATTTCCATCAAATTCTTTTGCTTCAAAAGGTACTCCACCAGCTTCCGCACTAACACCTGTTGATGCGGATATTGTAAGTGGATTGTTTAGTTTAAATATTAAGTCTGACATTATGAATCAAATTTTCCGATTGCTAATATTTCGTCATCAGATTCTAATTCATATCCTATTGATGTTGTGTTTACTTCTAAATGGAATGCTGAACCAGTTTGTCTGATTGCCAAAGCGTCGTGTTCCATATATTGTCCATTTATAAAGAATACAAAATCATTTATTGAAGTTGCCGTTACACCACTTGGTGCTGAAGCAGTTGTTGCTGTGAAACTTGCTGTATTGGTTGAAATTAAACTTGATGATGTTTTATAAAATTGTTTTCTTAAATAAGTTGTTTCGTCTGTGGTTAAGGTTGCCACATTAAAGTTTGCTATAGCATTTTCAGTTACTAACGCAGTTGCACTCTCATCATTAAAAGTAGAGTCATTTGAAATTTCATTTACTGAATATCCATTTAAACTAAATGAACCTGTAATATCAACTGAACCTGTAAATTCGTGTTTATCATCTAATGTATCTCCAAACTCATTGGAACCTGTTGAAAAATCAACCGAACGAGTTGTAACTTGTGTGATAAACATATCTGATACTAAACTACCAGTTACGGTTAAATCTCCAACAATAGTTGCACTTTGTGATGTTACAAATGAACCTGTAAGTGCCACACTACCACTAATACCTCCGTCTGTAAACTTTGTTGTTCCTGTTCCAATGTTTAATTCATTGGCCGTTAATGTGTTGAACTGAACATCTGCGTCTGTTGAAACATCTTGTCCAATTGAAATTTCTTGTGTTAATGGTGCCGAACCATCAAAACTCTGTCCGTTGTTTGACAGTGTAACACCTGTTCCTTGTTCTAATGTAAATGGATTAGTAATAGATATACTAAAAATTTCTTTTGTTGCCTCACCAAATTCTGCTGCGTTGGACGATAAATCTTGTACTTCACCTTTATCATTAATGATAGTTTTGTCTGTACTTTCTCTAATGATTAGTTTTTTAGGTGTTAAATATTTTTGTGTTGTATTATAATTGTTAAAGTGTTCTGGTAAAATATATCCATTTAGTGTTAAACCAAATGTAGTTTTGATTAATCGTTCTCCTTCTATTTGACTCGCATCTGAAAAACTTTCTATTTTAGTTCTGAATTTCATTTTACCTGGCTCACCCCAGTATGCCCCGTCCGAGTAATTAATCTTTTCAACAATACGATTCATCTGCTCTATGTATGAAGTCCAAATTGTAAACTCGTATGTAAGTGTCATATAGTCTGGCATTGCCACATTATAATATTCACGATTAGGTTCTATATTTTTTAATACTGAAAATTTATCAAAACGATTTTGTTGAGAATACTTTTTTTGAAATGAATAAAAAAGTTTAGGGTCATTGGCGTCAAGTTTATCAATTGGTAAATCATCATTACGACTCATACCTGTTCTTTTATATACGATTAGTGGAACTATTATTTGTCGTTTTTTATCTCGTAAAAATCCTTGTTTCGTAATTTGATTCCACCTTTCTGGTGATGCGTAAATACAAGGAACTTTAACTTTTTCTTCATTGACGGTAATATCTGGTTTAATTACTTCATTGAAATAATACATAATAGAAGAATCCATATCCATTATGCCGACTGACAAATTCTTTACATCATCTTTTGCTCCTGGTGAATTACGACTTATTTGTTCTCCACGATTAAAATCGTTTCGTTGACTTCTTGGTATTGGTTTTCTTCTTGCCATTAATAACCTCTATATTCTTCTAAATTATTGGTTGGCATTCTTACTAAATGTGCTTGAACCACGATTGAGTGTGATTTATCTGGGTCTCCACCGACTAATTGATTTTCATTATAAGAATTTACCTCAAAATAACCTTCGTTCCATTTTAAAATGTCTCCGATGTCTGGTTTTACATTGACCTCTACTAAATATGCTCTTTGAAATGCAAATGTAGCTGTTTGTTTGTTGTCCGCACCAAAGTCATCATAGTTAAAATCAAAATCTTCTGCGTTAACAATACACGGAAGTTTGACACCTTGTTTGTAAACTTTACCTTCTGATGCTTCTCCATACATA